GCATCTGCGGCTGCGGCTGATTCTGCCACTGACACTGCAAAATTAACTTGCGCTACAAACGCATCACTTGCTGCTACAGACTCAGAAACTTCGCCACCAATTGCTGCAAGAATACTATTCGTAGAATCTGTTGCCGTTGCCGTTTCCGTCAAACTTGGATTAAACGTGTTTGCGTCGGAAATATCTACGTCTGTACCCGTTACTGATTCACTGACTACACTTGCAAATGTCTGTACTGCTGCATCTGCGTCTGTTGCCGCTGCGGTCTCACTATTGGCACGATTATAAACCGACATGCCCCAGCCAGCTTGACCCCAAGTGCCAGAACCCCATCCACCTTCAGTCTCTATAGAGGTGCTAGAAGCAGCAAATGGCGTTGCAGCAAAGGCATTAAAGCCAAACATTTCTAACCAACTTTCCAGTTAGTGCCATCGCTGTAAACCGGCACAGCCACCGCACCGCCAGTAACCACCGTTGCACCAAATGTTGGTGCTAGTGCGTCAGATACAAACGCCGTTGCGCCAATACCTGATGTTGAAGCGGATGGCAGAGTTGCAACTGTGTAAACTTGAAACTTGGTAATGCCGTTCATCGTAGTAGTGCTTGTTGCACCGCTTACGTTTGTGCCGACTGTGATGTTTGTAGTCGAGCCACTTAGACCACCTGTGCCGATGTTGACGGTTTTGGTTAAGCCTGTGGTGGTTGCGCCGTACCCAATTGAAGTTGTAGATGCAGATGTTGCTGAACCAAAACCGTTAGTTCCTGACGTAAAAGTTTTAGACCCGCTAATAAATTGAGTCGATTGGCTATCTAATAAAGTCGTTGCGTTAGAAAAACCCGTAGGCAAGGTAACAACAAGGGTGTTTGCAGTAGGCAAGGCACTTAATTCAAACTGAGCTTGCTTAGTTGAATCTATGTTGTCTTGTAACGTGAATACGTTGTCTTTGACTGTGATGGGATAGCCCGTAATAATGTTTGATGCGTCAAGGTTTACCGACTTCTCAGATGGGTAAGTGACGTAGACATTCAACGTGCCAGTAAATGACACCAGCGATCCTGTGGACGATGAGAGCAATGTGGTTCTAGCTAACGTGCCAGTACCCACCGTACCAATACCAACTTCCCATGCACCCGTAGTACTTGTAATGGTGTAGTAGCAAGTATTGCCAGAACCAATTCCTGCGGCAAATGACTGAAAGCCGGGAACAGCTCCAGCAAGCGTGAGTGTGCCTGTACCCGTTGTGGTACTAGTCTCTTGAACGCGGTTGGCAAGAACCAGAGCCATGTTAGCCTGCTAAAGATAAAGTGTAAGTTACGTTTAAAATATCGCTTGAAGCCACTGACCTGTCTCCCGGCGAGCCAAAGTCTGCTGCCGAATACAAGGTTCCCGTTGTTCCGCCTTTGGTGCTATTGCTTACTAAGAACGCACCACCTACGGTAGAAGTAGCATTGATGGTAAACGAGGCAGGAGACGCTGAGTTTGTAGCCACTGAGGGGTTAGCCGTAGTAGGAGTGCCAAACGTGCATACAGGGCGTGTAGCGTTGCTGTAGCCCGTGTTTTCAGTCCAACCGGCATGAGAAGACATAGTGTCACTAGCGGCAGGGGTGTTTGATGCACCAGCACCATACAGACCAATATACCAAGCGGCGGTATAAGCACTGCCTGTAAAGTACTTGGCATTCATGTCTTGCAAGCCAACGTTAACCACGAGGTTCTTTGATTCAGCTTCCCACTTTAGATTGCCTTGTGCGTCAAAGCACTGAATGGTGTAGACGCCTGTGGCTGCGGCTTTTTCACCAGATTGTGTACCCATGACGAGTCCTGCTGTCATTTGGTCTGTAGAAGTTGTTTTATCGTTAAACATTTCTGATCCTTACGCTGAACGCACAATGGCGTTTTGAAAATCTGCTAATGGGAAGTTAATGACAAAATTACCGCCAGAAGTTGTTTTATCTTCACCAAAATCTAATACCGCAATTGCAGGGTTGGTTACACCGTCAAATTTATAAATCAACGCGCCGCGTGCCGTAGTTGAAGTAACAGTCCAAGTCACGGTAGCAAAACTAATAAACGCCACGCTGTTTGATAACGTAGGATAAGTGGCTATAGTTAAAATCTTACCGCCTGCCGTATAGCCTGTACCCGTAGATTCATTCGTTGCCGAATACACCGTAGTACTAGCGTTAAGCGTTGCAGCAGATGTATAGAGCGCAATTTTAAAAACCTGCGTAGTCGTGCTGCTAAAGTTAAATACGCCCTCTAGCAAGCCCTTCTTGTACGAATCGACAATGGTTTGCGTAATCATGTCACATCCTGACGGAATTGACCCGACCTGTACGCATCTTGACGCTGTTTGCCATCACCCAAGTTCTTGAGCAGCATGATGGATTGTAGGTACAACTTGTCGTACACAGCGGTAGTCTCAGGCTCGCCTTTCATAAATCGCAGAGCTTCAATCAACGCACCGTTTAGTAACGCCGAATCAAAGTTGTCGCCTAGCCAAGACGTACTCGCAGTCACAATTGACTCAGGGTAGTAAAAATAGTGAAGCTCCACCGAATACGTTGCATCTGGCGTGGGTCCAAGAATCAGGCTTAGATCGGTCACCGAGCTACTGTTCGGTCCGAAGATGGCGTAATACTTGGGGGTTCCTGTGCTTGTTGGCGTGGGGTACGCTTGGCGAATAAAGTTAACGTCTTTGTTAAGCAAAAACTCATACGAGCCATCAGTTTTAATCACAGCCAGTGAGTACACAGACAAGAAATCGCCCGGTGCAGAAAGGTATTTGTTGTTAGTGGTAAGTGTGCCAGTAACGTTTTTGCGAAGGTTTGAAATCTGAACAGTGTTGTAAATCTTCTGTTCGGCTTGCTGCGTGAACATAGCCAATTCATCTGCGGTAAACGAGTTCTCGCAAATGTCTTGAATATTGGCTGTTAGTTCCGCATAGTTCATGCCATCGGACCTCTAGCCATTTTGCCTTTAGTCTGCGCTTTACCGCCACGCACGACAATGCCGCTAGTCTTTACGTCATTGCGTCCGGGATCGCCTGAGCTGACGCGAGGTGCAGGCATACCGCATCTCATGTCTTTTGCCGATAACGTGTTGGGATCAACCGAGCCACTCACAGCTTGCTGTGGGTTAATCTTGCCGCCACGCATGGTGTGGGGTTCAGCGTAAACAGAAGCCGCGCCCACTTCTTTACCCATCATTTTCTGACTAAATTTAGCCATGATTACCCCTGATTAACACAGCGAGCCATATTGCGACCCATTGATTTCATTGCTTCAGATGAAACGCCAGCAGACTTTTTGCCGCCTTTCATGCCCAAGACTTTAGCATCAACAGTGCCTAAGTTTTTAACGTCCGTCTTACCTTTTTTTGCTACGCCATCAGCGCCACGTTTATAAGCCATTTTAAGCTCCTAAGAAATTGTAACTTGCCCAACAAATGAAGTCGTTGTCATGCCTACTGCTTCTATAACCTGTGACCGACTCTGTGGGTATCCCGTAAAGTCTGGTCTTGGATTGCGAATGGCTTGAGGATCATCAACGGGATACATACCAAGTTGAAGCTGCGGCTGATCGGGATTCCAACATTCATTACAAGCCTTAACATTGGTGGTTTTAGTCTTAACAATCAGGTAACGTAATGTCCGTAGTTTATACCGAAAGCCGCAAACATCACACTCTGCAATTGCTTTACTATCAGATGCAAACTTATTACCCACGACTAGCTCCGAATGCCCACAATGCGCGGCACAAACCGTACTGAAGCCTTCTCGCGATCTTCTTGAGCCGCCAAGTCAAACTGAAACTCATACTCTTGTTTAAGCATTTGCATGCGCGGTGCAAGGTCAGGAAATTTCATGGCAACGTAATAGGCTAGTCCCGCTGCAATTGCTGGCAAGAATCTAAAGTTTGCATCCTGAGTATTTGCGCCCGTACCTGCGTCATCAATACGGCGCATCCGCCAGTATTTAAAAATGTAATAAGGGGCGGGCGCTGTGCCTTGATCGGGAACAGGCCATACAACAATCTTAGGGTTATCCCGTAGTCTGCGCACCCACACTTGAATGGGGCGACCTTGTGCTAACTTGTTAGGGATTGTGGCGTAGGTCGATACGCTAATACGAGATATAGTTAAATCAGATTGCGTGGAGTAATTGCCTGAACCCGTTCTGATAACCTGATCCATCAAATCAATGGTATCCGCCGGTAAGTCGTATTCGGCTTGCCCTTGAATCAGGTTGACTGTACCCTCATCAATTGTCCACATGTTGATGCCACGGTTTTGGAACTCAATGGTCATCAAGTTCATGGATCGCGTAGCTGTGCGTAGGTCGTAACCTGTACGCATTTCTTTACCGGCACGTTCAAACGCCTCTTCTGCCAGTTCAGCGAAGTCTAGGTTAAACGCGGTGGTTCCAGAAACAGCCATTATCTAAATCCCGATGTTTTCTTAGCAATCTTTTTAGGCTGGGCGACAAACTGTTTACCTGCTGCCTTACCTGCACGTTTTGCTTTAGTTGTGGCTGCGTACTCCGCAGGGCTAAGAGACTCAATAGCTTTCTTGGGCAAATACCGTTCACCTGTCTCAGACGATTTCTTGCCTGACTTAGTTGTCCATTTCTGGTCACCCCAAGCTTTTAAAGACTGCTGCGGTTTTGCTAGGCTGCTCATTTATATCCACCACCTGCGGCTTTATAGCGTTTAGCCATCAATTGTGCTTTTCTGGCTGACCATTGCCCCGCGCCTGTACCTTGAACCGCCGCAGCTTTTACGCTGTTAAAAATACGTTTACGCAATTCTGGTTTGGTGTAGTTGCCCGACTCATTAACTTTAGACTTAACCTCACCGCCTTCAGCAAACATCTGAAACTTGTCGCCATCCTTGCGGCGCATCGTTTTGCCCTTTGGCATCTTAGATGGGAGGATTGCCCCCATCCCGCGAGAGGCTCTCATACAAATCGACCTTTAGTCTTGCCACGTTGAGCAATACCGTCACCGCGCTTGGCTTTGACTGCGCCGCCTTTTTTCATTGGCATGGCTTCTAACGGACGCTCGCGGCGTAGTCTTTCTTTTTCCCTACGCAAACGCATACTCTCACTTGGTCTTGCAGTCATCCCCGGCGATGCCTCAGGAGAGCTTGGGATATTACGAACGCGTGGCGTAACGTTAGGCAGTGTTGGATTTTGTGCGGGAACAGGGCGCGGGGTTGCCCCTGCACGAGCGCGTGGGGCAGGCTCAGAACCTCTGCCCGACCCTTCCATTTCGTTCATGCTGTAGTCGTTTTGATTGCCAAGGTTGGGTGCAGCGGCGCGAGGAGCAGGCAACGAACGACCCACAATTGCGCGAGGACGTGGTACAGGAATAGATTCTGCTTGACCTGCTGGAGTCTGCATGTCTGCGGGCAGTAGGTCATTCTTCATCAGCAGAGTAGCCTCTGCGTCTGACATGCCTTTAGCCGCATTTACGGCGCGTTCTACGGCGGCGATACCCGCTTCACGGTCAGCATCGGTAATGCGCTCGTTTTTACCCATACGCAAGCCAGAAGCTAAGGCATCAGCGTCAAGTTCAAACTCTCCGCCCGTTTTAAATTTGCGTTTCTTCATAGCATTTTGCCTTTAGTTTTGCCTTTGATGCAGCAACCATCTGCACGCTTAGAAACAGAGCCACCCTTTGCCATGCCACCCGATTCAAACGGAGTCGAGCCGGGTTCGATCTTACCCATTGCGGGGACACCCTTGTACTTAGGCGCACCCATCATCGTACCCATGCCGGGGGTTTTCATTTTCATTGGCGCTTTCCTGCCTTTAGCCATGACGGGCGAGACAAGAGTATCTGCATCTTCAACTTGAGGAATCATTGCCATGTCGGTTCCTTAGCAGGCTTTGCCGCCAGACTTCATTTTAATCATCTTGCCTTCGGTTTTACCCTTAGACTCAACGCCGCCACCCTTTGCCATCTTGGTCATGCCGCCTTTCTTAGCAGCGAAAGCAGGCATTTTCTTACCGTCTTTCATAACCATTGGCATGCCGCCTTTCTTGAGCGCAGCCATATCGGTCTTCTTGCCACCGTGCATTTGTTTGTCGTGCATGCCTACGGCTTTTTTGACCATAGCTTTGTCTTGAGCCTTGTCCATTTTCATGTCTTTCATAGCGCCACCTTCCCTAAATGTTTTGCCTTTATCGGCAGTGTTGAAGTCTTTACCCACAGATTGAGATACACCAACTTTCTTGGCAAACGCAGGGTTGTGCGCGACTGCCGACATAAAATTATGCTGTTTCTTAGATGTGCTGGGCATCAGCATTTCCACCGTTTGAGACTTGCTGCTTTACGAGTAGGTCTGCCTTTCTCATCTTTCATCGGTCCGGGCATACCGCTCATCCTTGCACAAAACGACTTCTTGCGTGGACCACCTTCAGGCTGTGGAGCCTTCAAGTTTGATCCGGTTGCTGCGTTGTACTTGGCACGACCTTTGGCAGTAAGACCCGCCCCTTGTTTGACCGGTAGCTTTTCACCACGACCAATAGCAAGGGAGGGGGTTTTCTTAGCCATAATAAATATTCGCAGACGTAATGTTAGACATAATCATGTAGATACCGTTCTGCACAAGAATGCCTTCGCCCGGAATCAATGCAAAGTTACCGAACAAATCACCTGCGCCTGTATCATACGAACACAACCAAAGCGTTGAGTACGACATAGCTGTACTTGCCGCAATTGT